TGCCGAAAAATCCGACAGAACAGATGTTAAAAAATGCTATAGATAGTAATGAACAACTCGGGTCCTGAAGGTTGGTCGTCTAATTCTGGGTATTTCAAATTATCGGATGAAATATCTTCGGATGGGGATATATCAGATGAAGATAGTGAGACTGAAACTGAATCGGAATCATCAGGGTATAATTCAAGTAAAGATGAAAAGCCCAGAATGATGAAAGGGTACTTGAAAAATACAAAAAAGTATAAAAAAATTTTATTCGAAGATGATTTTCTCCCAGAATAAAATCTCAATTTAATATATAAAAAATGTCTGCTCAAGAAACTGCTGTCCTCGTCGCCCGTGAACTCGAAGGTCAATCGCTCAACGCTATTGTTGCCGGTTTTTCCTTTGCCGCCGCCCTTTCCTGGATGGATTTGGTGAGATGGGTTGTTAATCAAATCGTCAAAGTCAACAAGAATGGTGGTATGAACTACACACTTACTGCGTTGTTCACAACGCTCTTGTCCATCTTGGTCTATGTTGCTGTTTCCCGTGTCTCTTCCAGAGTCCAAAAGCCAGCTGCGCCAATCTTTGCGGTTACTCGATAATTTTCGGTTTTTTCATAACCAGGAGCAAGAATAACCCAGTTGCGACTACCAAAAAAATAGATAAAAATGAATCCCATCTATGCGGATCCTCGTATTCGGGGATACTCATAGGCGGTGGAAGAGAATCATCTCTTCTTAGTTTAGGTATATTCTCAAATTTATCAGTAGAGCATGTTACAGCAAGTTTTAGTATATGATTTGCGTTTCTAAAATCATATGGTATTAAACGATTGTTACTACTATAGTAAAATTTAACGTGTAAATTTTGTATTGTTTTTTGAGCACCAGAGTCGAAATTATGTTCTACAGCGTCATCTACACCGGAGTAGTTAATAACGTCTCCACACATGAGTATTCTTCCAGTATAGAAAGGTGATTCTGAGTAAATGGTCTTGTTAAATTCATCTGAACCGCTACTCAGTTTTACAATAATAGCATCTGGTCCCTGTAAATTAATACTACCGGTCGTGAGTGATGTACTTGTCGATGATATATCATTTGCTGGGAGACCAAAAACATCGTGTGGAGTGGTGTATCCAGTTATTGTAGAATCGTAACCATTTGTACCCGTTTTAAATTTTAACTGAAAATCAGTTGAACCGGTTATGGTTATAGAGTTCTTATCTTTATCAAATGTAGCACCTGTAATAGGTGCGGCTACTGCTGTCGATGCTGCAACGAGTTCAGTTGCAAGTTCTTTTCCACCGTAGTTTCCTTCTGTGAGTGTTAGTGTATAATCCGTATTAGAACTAATGTTTCGTACCTGAAATACTTTGTTTCTTGCATGTATCAAAAACTGACTATGGTGAATACGGGCTGATATCATTGATATTTTTGTAACTTCATAAATGGGTGTTTTCAAAAATACTGTATAGTCTGCTGGATTTGGATACAGTTCTGGGTTACGTTCACCACTATCTATGTCTAGGGTATGTACCTTCATTAAAATAACGGGTTATTATTTTAATGAGTGTTTTTATTTAATTAATTTAAGAAAGGCTATGTGCAATTGGATTTTGTGCAAGTTGTCTTTTTGCTAAATCTAAACCAGAGTTAGTTGCATTGGGGTTGATGTTACCCTTATACGCATTGAATTGGTTATAATCATTTTTCCTGTATTGTTGAGTCCATCCACCATCTGCTGAATTGACTCTTCCATCGATTCGAGACGTATCCGAACGAACGCTTGTTATCATACCCCCTTGGTTAAGTGGATCTGCGCGAACATTCATTCTACCTGCACCCGCTGGTCTTCCTGCTTTACCTCTTCTGTCATCTGGTCTGAAACCATATTTAGTAAGTTCTTCAACCGTGTATGAATCTCCAAAAACTCGCTTTTCGCCAATCTTTGTAGCTGGTGCTGATAAGTAACCGTGTGAGAATTTGTGTATTCCTGGCGCTGGTGCATTTGCGTAAGAATAAGCTTCGATGTTTCCATCTTTCTTATTACGTGTTGGTTCTTGAGCGCGTGTTAATGCAGAAACAGTTCTTTTTGCACTGGCAAAATTGAGTGTATCTGTTCTGGATCCTGTTTCAGATCTATTTGTTGTTCGTTTAGTTCTTTCGTGTTCTGATCTTGGGGTTCTACCAGTCATACCTTGAGCACGTCCCGCAACTGGTGGGAGGCGTTCGTGTAAAAATGCGGTTTTTTCTGGGCGATTGTTACCAAGTTCGCCCATGATACCTCTTCTACCACCCTTACCATCATAAGCAGGACCACTTCGTCCTGGTAAAGTTGTGAGACGGTATGCACCTACATTTTCTGGGTTAACTCTAAAAAGTTGTTGATGACCACCAACGGCTGGTACATCTGCAGAAACACCAAGACCTGGACCAACGTTTTGTCTCTCTATTGGTGAAAGGTTATTCATTCGACCACCATCATACATCATTCGATCTCGCATGGATAAAACTTCCTGTCCAGAAGATCTCGATTGGGGTGCGACGTCCCCGAAAGCAGGTACTTCTTCTTTCGAAGTATAATCAGGTTCAACGAGTGGTGAGAGTGGTCCTAGGTAGGATGAATCTATATTGATAAGTCTATCTGATTCTGACCTGAGTGGTATATCTTCTTCGACAGATTTTCCTTCTATGTTATAATTTTCGTCTGTTTTGCTTAATCTACGTCCGGCATATACTAGGCCGGCTATAGCCAATATGGATACGGGGTCAGCCATTCTTATTTCTTATTAACATTTTTATTGAGGTATCTTTGCTGAAATAAACCATTTTGAAGATCGGCACGCGTACTCGATGGTTCATAGGTTCGGGTTCTGAGTGGAACTTTACACGCAACATTTTGGAGTGGGTGTAAATTTTGTTCATACGTTTTCGCTAAAACCTTGTTAAACTGACTCGTCGATTGTGGTCTAAGTGCATCACTTGTTTCTATATATTGAGCTGGTGAGCCTTTACCTGCCATGTATGGAGCTGTTCCGTATAACATTGTATTAGGTCTCGCCGATGTATAATTCAAAGTACTGGGCTGAGGATACAACAAAACTTCTTCAGTTGCACATACTTGTGGAACGGCCTTGTCATTTACAATTTTTAATCCTGGTTGGAGTTGATACGCCATTTACTATTACAAAAGATTTTGTTTAAGCAAATCGAGTATTCAATGTTTAAATTAAAAAATTATCGTCTATCCCCATTTGGGTTTAATCCGGCAAATGCTTCGAGTTGAATACCTCTTGCATTTGGATCGCATAAACGTGGATCTTGTCTGCATGTATTTTGTCCTTTTTTTCCGTGTAAAAATTCATAATAGGGGTCACCTGCCAATGATGTAGATGGCATGGTTACAAATTGTCTAGACATTGCGTTTCTTTGGTATTCTGGTGCGGTTGATCGCGAACGACCTGGACCGTATTTAATACCCCCTGTCGATAAATCAGTAGCCTGTTTCTTTACAGTTGGGTAATAGCATGCACTTGGTCTGTCTGGTCTGTCGTTAAAATCACTTAGCAAAACATTTCCCATTGGGTTATCTTTACTCGGGAGTTGGCAAGCACCTGACAAACCCAGTTGTCCCTGTGTTGGTCTAGCTAATGCTTCCCTGACCATATCTGAGCGTTCCATAATGTAAAGAACACCGAGTGCTGTTCCACCTAAAACAAATATACGCATGTCACGTTTTATGAGATATATTATACATGTTGCATAAATAATGAATCGCGCAGTTGCATTAACACGTTCTTCTGGAGTAAGTGTAGTTGAAGGCCAAAATTCTAAAACCTTATCTGAATTGATGAGTTGTTTTGGATCTTCGAAAAGAGATGCCATTTATATATATTGAGTTTATTTTTTACCGCCACCTAACATTCCACCTAGCATGCCTTGCATGGTTTTCATGAGTGCATTTTCATCTAGTTCTTGACCATTATTTTCCATATTATCTGCACATTGTTTTGCTACTGTTTCAATCATTGAAAGTGTTTCTTCTGGTATAGATGTGATCGTTGTACCTAACATGTAAAGTGTTTGAACATATTGCCAGATAGCATTTTTTGTATTTTCCGAACACGTGTCCCAATGATCTTTTAAATTAATATCTTTCATAAAATCTAAATTTTTTGATTCGTTTATAAAAAAGGTGTCGTCTTTTGCTGATATTTTGTCTGCAAAGGGTGTAACACTTGCCATGAATCCATCAACTACCAATTTTGGGTTAGTTTCTTTCATAAGATCGAAAGCGGATAGACATTTTTTTAAACCTTTTTCTTCTGGAAAAGTTTTATGAAGTTCCATAAGAAATTGACCCATCATTTCATTGAAAGCGGTCACAGAAGCCATTTTGTATATAATATATGTATAATATCTTTAAGTTAAGAAATTAAAATGGTTCGCTGGATATACTTTCTTTCTTACCTAATCCGTTCGTAACGATAAAAAATACTAAAATAGCAACAAGTGATGCGGGTTTAGTATAAGCGCTTAATGGTAATTTACCTTCGTTGTTAATTTTTGCTTTAAAGTGAATATACCCTGCTGTGATAAAACCAGCGATTAGACCGGCCCACGCGGGATCTCTTAAATAATCTTCAAATTCCATTTAATATAATTGAGGTTTTTTTCTCTGGGTATCCGGTGCATCTGGAAATAAAACACCTTCATTTTGTCTTCTTGGTGGAGGTGGTCCTGTATTAATAGTTTTAAATTCATTATCGATGAACGATTGATTTTGTTGTGGTTGTTCGGTTTGTGTGGGGAGTTGGTCTTCCATAGAAGTTTCATCCAATGATTCCAATCCCGGTGGTTCCATAGACGACATTTCGTTTTGTTCCATTGATTCGAGTTCTGGAGCTGGTTCTGTGGAAGGATCGGGTGTAAATGGGTCGCTGGCGACTTCTTCTTGTTCTTCACCACCTTCAATAACATCTGGGTCTTCAAAATCACCGACTTCTGCTTCACCAAGGTCGAGATCCTGGCCTTCTTGTTGTTGAGACATGTAGGTCTGAAGAATTTGTTGAACTGGTATGAGTTCTTTAACGGCTGTTTCGATACACGCGGAAAATCGTTCAAATAGTTTATCGTTTCGCGAATGTTCATTTTGTGAATCATGGTAAATGTACGGGTCGTTGTAAATGTTTTCCGCTGCCTTGTTATAACACATTTGAATGAAAACTTCGTTAGTTGGTAATTTGAGTGAAATTTTCTTATTATCTTTACTTAAACGAACTGCGGATAGAATTTTAACACAACTTACGAAAACTGCGGCAATTAAATCGTTAAACCATGCACATCTGTTTGCAATGTTATCACTGTGCTGTTTAGATTGAGCGTCACTCCAATTTGGAACTTCTTTTAATAATTTTTGGTACATAATTAAAACTTTTCTACCTTTTGATAATTTATAGGCTTCTTCATACATTTCTTCAAAAACTTCTATCATAACCGGACACATCAGAATGCAAAGTTGGCCGAGGTATTCTCTTTTAGCTTCTACGAGTATGTTAAGGTTATCCATTTATGATAAAGGGG